GCCAACTCCCCGGCTGCGATGGAACCGATGACCGGGAGCGGCTGGCCCGGCCGGTACTGCACCGACCACGTGTCAGGCTCGGTGTCCGCGGCCTCCAGGTCCTGGCACGCCGGCCACGGCTGGCCGTCCAGGCGGACGAGAACGGGGCCGGTCCCGTCCTGGTCCAGGCGGTAGAGGGCGGGGTCCAGAACGACACCTCCCACCTTCACCTCCAGGAGTTCCGCCACCGGACCGGGCAGGCGCGCCTCATACCGGGCCCGGCACGAGCACGTCCCCCCGCAGGCGCAGTTGCGCCACACGCCGCCCGGCCCGATGTACGGCACCATCCAGGGCGCCCCGAGCCCGGAGGACGCGGCGCTGTCCACCGGGAACGTGAGGTACCCGCCGTGGCGCCCGCAGGCGCTCCCGCACGGGCGGATGACTACCGGGCACTGTGCGAACTGGCGCCCGGTCAGGGCATCCAGAATCCCCGTGGCCCACTCGGCGGCCGTCTCCTGCTGTTCCTCCGTGTAGCTGTCCCACTCCGGGACACACGCCGTACTGATCGTCCATGCGCAGAGCGCCATTCCGTCCCCTCTCGGATGGGACCCCGCCCCCGTCGCGCGAGACGGGGGCGGGGTCCGAACAGCCTATGCGGCCGGGAGCGCCACCGGGTCGCAGGAGGCAACCGGGATCGGGGCGGTCGTCGTCTCGAAATGCATGTGCTGCGTGGCCGTGATCGGGGAGAGGAGCGGCTCCAGCGTCGCCGGAGTCGTGGAGTCCCGGCGAATGTCGTACGGACCGACACCCCACCCGGAGCCGCCGGCGGTACGCGCCGTGATGGCCAGCGTCAGACCCGAGTTGCCGACGGTCCACTCACCCCACTGACCCTGGACGACGAACGGATACAACCAGTACCCGAACTGTTCGCTACCGCCCACGCCGCACGTCTGGCCGGGGACGCCGGACCAGACCTCCAGCGCGAACGACGCGGTACCCGTCACGGCCTGATCGATGCGGAACCCGACCGTGTTGGCCGTCGGCGTCGCGTCATCCGACACCATGGGGTCACCGGTCAGGATGTTGACGGCGGCCGGGTTGATGTTGCACAGCGTGATTGCCGTGGTGAGCCACCGGAGCGCCGGGTCCGCCTGGTCATCGATGCACGCCTGGCCGTTCGCGTTGACGACCTGGATCTCCTCCGCGTCCTGGTACACGGGCGTCGTCACGACCTGGACGAAACCAGCCGTGACCAAGGACGAGTCGGGCCCCTCCAGGGGGACGCCGCACTCGTCCAGTCGCGTCAGACGCAGCGTGCGTCCGCGCGCGAGACCTACACAGACATTGGGCATTACTCGGTCTCCTTCTTGGGTGCGCGCCGCCGCGGCGTCGTCACGGACTTGCGGTACGACTCCGCCACCGCGTCGGGCACGGAGAACGCGTTCTGACCGGCGAGGTACACCACGTCACGCGGATTGTCGGCCTGGTTGAGCAGCGCGCGCGCCACCGTCTGCGCCTCGCCCCGCTCGTGGGGGACCGTGGCCCACCCGTCTCGCTCTGCCATCTCACGGCTCCAGGGTCGGTGCGGCGCTGCTCTGCGGCGCCGCTACGGGAATCTGGACGGCGTGCACGACGTCGCACGTCCAGGTGTGGAGGTAGACGCGCTCGGCCAGCGCGTTGAACTGGTTCACGGCCCGGTCCAGGGTCTGGACAACATCGGGCGCGATGATCTCGGAACGGCGCACCGTCACGTTGGGCGTCATAAACGCCCACACGAACCCGGCGGCCGGGGCAACACCGAGAGGACCCGTGACCCCGTATCCGGCGCCGTACGCCATCTTGGAGCCGAGTTCGGTTGTCAGGACACCCGCGCCCCCGGTGCGGTCCACGTAGTCGGCCAGGGCGGCGTATGCCGTCATGCTGACGTGGACGGTGCCCTGATAGCCGTACTCGGCATAGAACGACGCCTCCAGGGCGGCCAGTGCTGCGCCCGCTCCCGGGCCGGCCGGGGCGACGGTGACGACGTCGGCCGCCGTGGTGAGCGCCGGGTCCGTGGCGAACCCTCCACCGGTCCAGACGATCGACTCCACCGCGGTCTGCTCTCCGCCGGCCAGGGTGCGCCGTACGGAGTCGGCCACCTCCGCCGGGGTGCGGCCGACGGTCCCGCAACGCTGAAGGGTGTACAGCCAGTACGGGTCACCGCCCGTGTACCCGAGTCCCTCGTGGAACTCCTTCTCCGGGTGCGTCACACAGTTCGCGTCGTACTCGGCGAGCGCCGGGCCGCAGTCCAGCTCGGGGAACTGGATGCCCGCAGCGATGGCGCGCGCGTCCAGGCCGTCCGTCACGGTGGCCGCGTCGAACAGCCCGTAGCGCCGGGGGCCCGGAGGCACGGACGGGACAAGCTGACGGTTCTGGATCATCGTGGTTGCCATGTCTGCCCCCTTCCAGGGTGTAGGGGGCCGGTCCGCATGGACGACGGACCGGCCCCGGTCCGGGAGGGGTTACGCCGCAGCGGCCGGGGCGGCGCAGGACGTGTAGACCTGCGCACCGGTCGCACCCGACGGGCAGGCGTTGACCGTGTACTGACGGAGTTCGCCGCACGGGAAGATCGGCGCGAACGCCTCTTCGGTGAAGAGGGCCGTGTACAGGTTCTGGGACAGGTTCGTGGAGTCGTAGACGTTGGTCAGGGTGACCACGTCCTCTCGGGCCACGACGACCGACCCGGCCGGGTAGATCAGGAAGTTGACCGTGGACGGGAGCGACGTGATCGGGGTGATCGGCGCCACGATGTCCCCGGGGCCGCCGGCGAGACCGGACTGAGCGTCCTGCCATCCGCGGACGAACTGCGGACGCACGTTGCGTGCCGCGAACCACGAGACGACCGTCTGCTCAGTCAGGGTGAACGGGTCGGCGTACCAGGCGTTGCGCCGGCTGATGTCCGCACGGAACTGCGCGAGGACCCACCGGGGGAGGACGACTTCCAGCGTCTGGCCGAACGACATGTTCTCGCGTTCACGCATGTCGATTGCAGCGATCTCGATACCGGCGAGGATCGCAGCGGTCGCGCTCGTGTCGGGGGTGGAGCCGGGGGCAACGGCGCCCTGGCCCGGGAGCACGATGGCGGTTCCGGCCTGCGTGACCACCTGACCAATGATGTCCTCATTGATCGAGTAGCCGTGGCGGGTCAGGAGGCCGTCGGTCCAGGTGGACACCACCTCCGGGTAGCCTTGCGACTGGAGGAACGATCCGGTGATGCACGTGACGGCCACGTCCAGGCGACGGTCCGTGAACTCCGGGCAGGGGAGCTCGGTGCAGTTCTTGGTGGTCCCGGCGATGACCTGCGCTTCTGTCAGCCGGGTGTACGACGTGATCGCCGCGTCGTTGATCGCAGCCCACGAGACGTCGTTAGTGTAGTTGATCCCGCCCCGGGGCGCGGAGACGGTCGGCGCGTCGAAGATCCCGTCCAGGTCCCACAGGGAGCAGATGGAGTAGTCGGTCTCCGACGGGGCGCACCACCCGGCGGCGGCGGTGAGCGACTCCAGCTGACCCTCTGCCAGCCCCTTGACGGAGTCGGTCCACGTCTTCATCAGGGAGCCGCCGGAGAGGCGGCGCTGGTCGCGGGCGTGCTTGACCGTGTTGTAGTCGCCCGACTCGTTGCCCGGAAGGGTGAGCGCCTCGCCGCGGTTGCGGGAGAACTGGCCGAGTGCGCGACGGGTGCGCTGTCCGGCGCCGCCGCCGGCCCGGCCGAACTGACCGAACACCTTCAACGCCGCCTTGGTCAGGTCCAGGACGGTGGCCTCCTCGCCCACCTTCCGGTCCAGGACGCCGGCCGCATCCGAGTTGAGCCGAATGGCGAACGTGTCCCCGGTGCGCGCCGGCGTCGCGGGGACCTCCGGGGCGACGGGCGCGCCCTGCGCCATGGCGGTGACGGACGGGACCTCCGGGACGGCCGGGGCGGCGGCGGGTGCCACGGGCTCGGCTGCGGCCGGGGTGACGGCCTCGGCGGCCGGGGCGGGCGTGCGGTCCGGGAGGGCGTTGAACTGCGCCGCCGTGGTGGCGAAATGCTCCGCCCGGATCTCGCGCGTGTGGATCTCGGTGTTGAGCGCCGTGACGTCCTCGGCCAGCTGGTTGAACTCGGCCAGCTCCTCCGCGGAGAACTCCGCAGCCGGCTTGGCCGCCAGTGCCTGGCCACGCTCACGCGCCGTGGCGTAGCGGGCGTTCAGGTCGTCATCGGTGAGGGTGGAAAGGTCCACCGGGGCCGGGGTGACGGGCTCGGCCTCCGCGAACAGACCGACGCGGTGGGCTGCGGCGTCGCGCGCAACCTGTCCGATCAGGGTCCGGGAGCGGTACTTGGGTGCCATGAGACTGCCTCCGTGGGCGTCGTCGGGTGAGGTGCGATCACTCGCCGGCGGGCCCACAGCCACGCTCCGGTGCGGTTGTCATGCTACGGCACAGTCCGATGCGCCGGGAGGGGCGCCGAAAATGGTGACGCTCCGTGACTAGACGGGATAGACAGCACGATCCGTTAACGGCTTATACGAGACTCGTATCCTGGCGTTAACAGGTACTGCTGTCTATAGTGACTAGTGGCCTCTGACCTGCGGAAACGACATCGTGGGAGGGACCGCCCTAGATACGGACGGCCCCTCCCGAATCGGACACCGGGGCGTCAGGACGCGAACGCCGTCATCCTCATGCCCTTGCGCTTCGCAGCGTCACTTTGCTTGCCCATGGCCAGCCGGGCGGCCGGAACGCTGTCCTCCACGGACGTGGACCCGTCACCCCACGTGATCCGGTACTTGGTCACCGTGCCCGCCGCCGCGCCCGCACGCTGCGCCCTGCGCGCCCCGCATCCTCCACACGCCATCAGACTCCCGCCCTCTCCTGGTTGTTCCATGACGCCTGCGCCCAACGCGCCTGCGCCTCCGTCCATGCTGCGTACGCCCCCGCTCGCTCCGGGCCCGGGTACTCGCCCCGCTGCGCCGTCACGCCGAACGACCCGACCAAAGCGCGCTGCTCCCCGTTGGAGAACGCCACGCGCGCCCGTGGCACCGGGAACCCCGGCGCGTTCACCGAGCACACGGCGATCAGCTCCAGGGACCCGCCGATGCGGCGCCAGTCACCCGACACCGGGGACGCCATGAATTGCTCCACCCTGGCCGGGTTCGCGTCGGGGAGCATCCAGCCGGCCACCCATACGCCGTGCTCGTCCTCCCCGGCCATCACGCGTGCCACCGCGGAGTCCAAGTCGTCGTAGTGCGCCGCCGCCGCCTGGAACGCCAGCTGCGGGTCCGCGTGGCGCGGTCCCGTCACGAGCGTCCCCACGGCCACCGACCCACCACCCTGGACGCGCTGCTCCCCCGTGGTGAAGTAGGCGTAGCTGGACAGGGAACTCGGGGCCGTCACGCACCCGGGGAGGCCGACGTGGCACTCGCCCCACGGTGCGATGTGGCCGAACACCCGGCCCTCCGCGGTGACGGTCAACGGGGTGACCCCGTCCAGTTCCGGGCGCGCGAACCACTCCGCCGGCGGAAGCTGCTCCGGCGCCGCCATGGCCGTCTGCGTCTCCAGCGCGAACGCGGCCACGGACGCCGTGTACGCGCTCCAGTCGTCGTAGCCTTCCGGTACAGCCACCATCTCGGGGGCCGGCTCGGGGTCCAGCGTCAGGGACACGTCTGCGAACGCGGGGACGGCCACGAGCGTGGCGCCCGCCACCCGCCACCGGGTCAGCACGATGTTTTCGTCCGCGTCCATGACGTACTCGAAATCGTCCAGGTCCACCGACGGACCGACGACGCCAGCCTCCAGAGACTCGATCACCTCCCACGGCGCGGAGTCGAGCATGGAGCCGGTGGCCGTCACCATGCCCGCGGCGAACTGGACGCTCTCTATCCGCCCCACGACGATCGCGCCGCCGTGCGCGTCGGCCGTCTCGCGCTGGTACATCAGCGGCCGGGGCAGTGTGCGGGACGACCCGGCCCCCTCCATCAGGATCCGCCCGTCCCCGGTGCGCACCCCGGTGCGCGCCAGTACGGCGCTCCACGTCCTTGGCATCAGTTGCCCTCCCTCTTCGCCTCATGCTCGGCAACGGCGGCCAGCGCCGCCATGGTCCACGCCGCCCGGATCACGTCCGTCAGCCCCTCCCATTTCGGCATCCGCTTGTCGTCGTGCGTCCGGTTGCCCACGGTGGCGGCGTACGCGGAGTACGCGGTCCGGCCCCGGCCCTCCATCCAGGCGCTCACGGTCCACGGGTCCTTAACTCGGTCAGTCATTCCGTCCCCTCTCGGTACTGCCTGTCAGTCCAGTCGATGGTCTCACCGAGCACGATGGGGAGGAGGGTGCACCGGCAGTTGATGACTTCCTGCGCCGGGCCGTGGGGGTCCCCCGGATAGAGCAGCGAAGCCGTGCCGACACGGAACGGCTCACGGAGCAGCGTGCGTTGCCCGTCGGCCTCCCGATGCGTCTTACGCGTCCGTGCGTCGTCGGTCGCCAGCCACACCTTGAAC